GTGGCCGCCGAATATTTTGCTGCGTTTGTTGACGGGGTTCCGGTGGCACACGTTGCCGCCACGCCACGATTTGAGATTCCCGGCTACAGGCTCACAAGGCTGGTTGTCATGCCGGAGTGGCAAGGCGCGGGCGTTGGCACTAAGTTTCTAAACCACATTGCCGAGCTGCACAAAGCAGGCGGTGGAAGGCAGGGAAGAAAGCTACCAAGCTATTTCCACACGTCGCATCCGCAGCTGTGCTCTTACCTTAGATACTCGCCGCTATGGTCACAATGCTCCGCCGTTTTTCATGGAGGCAGCAAAAAAAAATCAGCGGCATCAATCGTTAGGTCCGCAAAAGCAAAAGGAAAAGACGCCGTTGGCATTGGCTACGGCGGCCACTTTAGGGCCGTACAGGGGTTTAAGTATATAGGACACAAAAAACAATGAAAATATTATTAACAGGAAGCCGATCATTTGGCGCGGCGGTTTATGAAAGGCTAAAGGCAGACGGGCATGAGGTCGTTTGCGTTTGCTGCCCTATTGAAAACAAAAAAGACAAGCTAACGATAGCCGCAATAAACAACAAGCGGTCTATAGGCAAGATCATTCAGTCGGGAACGCTCAACTCGGATAGCTGCCCAGACGGCGTTGACCTGATTGTGGCGGCTCATTCGCATGACTTTGTTGGAAGAAAAACAAGGCACAGGGCAAGGTTTGGAGCTATTGGTTACCACCCTAGCCTGCTGCCGTTACACAGGGGCAGGGACGCGGTAAAGTGGACCGTGAAGATGAAAGACAATGTTGCCGGAGGAAGCGTTTACTGGCTTAACGAAACCGTTGATGGAGGCCCGATAGCCGCGCAAAGGCACGTTGTCACTGGCGGCAAGTTGGGGTCAAAAGAGCTTTGGTCTGAACACCTATTTCCAATGGGCGTTGACCTGCTGTCTATTGTATGCTCAGAGGTGGAAAATGGAAGCGCGTCGGCAATCAACCAGGACCACACAAAAGCGACATGGGAGCCTGCAATTTCGGGAAGGCCACTATTGCACAGGCCGGATTTAATTCTACTTGGGTTTAACGGCCTGAAACTAAACCAAGAAGGCAGCGCGTCAAGATAGCAACCCATGAAAAGTAAAGACAAATATCTTCACCTTGAGGAAATTAACATCAGCAACATTGCAAAGAAGGTAAAGGCTGGCAAAACCCTTACAGCATCCGATCGACGTGCCGTTGAGAACCACAGACGCAGGGAGCAAGGACTAAGGCCGCAGCAAACAGAATCAGAGACGGCAAAAGAGCTAGGTGTCACACGTGATACAATTATCAGGTGGAAGAAAATGAAAGCCCCCTTTGACGGAAAAGATGAGGAGCTTTATCAATGGATGGTTAATAGCAACATAAGCGGAGCTAAAGACTGGCAGCGTAATTTTAGGGAAGCCAACCCTGGTAAGTTTATTAAAAAGGCCACAGCAAAAAAGAAAGCAAAGAAGGCAGTAACCAAGACGGCAGACGAGTTGCGCGATGAATACTTCACAGAACTACAAGAGGCAAGAGCCGCTGGTGATGATTCCCGCGAGAAGATAGCGCTAGAATATTTCCTTAAAATAGACAAACAAATACGCGATCAGGAGGCACACAATAAAAAGCTAGGGCTTGACAGCGGCGAAACACTCCCGCGCAAAGAAGTGGAAAGGCTGCTAAGGAACTGGATACACGGCGGCAATGCTTGCTGCGATAAATACTCAAAACAAATTGCCCAGCGGCTAAGTGGCAAAAAACCAGCCGAGGTTCACAAGATACTTAAACCAATGCTTACTGGCCTGCTTGTATTTGAAGGTTTAAAGCGCATGGCAAAAGTGCCTGGTGATATTAACTTGCCGCAGTGGTTTATTGATTGCGTGCAGGACGAAAGGAAATTTTACCTCAAACCATGAAATATGAGCTCGAGCACTTTGAAGAAGCCGACCCGATTGTATGGCTAGAGGAAGCCATTCAGCTTGACTACGGTAATTTTAAGCGGGAGCACCACCCGCTAATGATTGAGCCATTGCGAATGGCAGCAACCAAGCGCGGCGGTTATGTTGGTTTGATTGGTAGTGTGCAGCATATAAAGACCCTCTGTGCGCAGCTCGTCCAGCTCTACGGCCTTCATACTTCACCATGTAACGCCGCGCACTATGACTTAACGGCTGAGGCTCTAAAGGAACTAAGTGACGACAAGCTAGTGCCATTAATTGATAACACCGACAAAATAACTCAGCTAATCCCAAACGAGCCAAGACGCAGAACAAAGTTTTACACATCAATTCCACATGGATTTATACGGTTACTCTCTGCGGGTATATTAGCCAACCGCAACAGTAAGACACTCGAGCGCATCACCGCGGACGAGTCGTGGGCGTACAAAGATGACGAGTCTTGGCTTGAGCAAATCCATGATAGGCAAAGCTCATTTAACTGGCAGTGGCAAATGTTCCTACCAACATCAGGGCAAACGGCAGGCAGCCAACTCGACCAGCTATGGCTTAAATCAACACAGCGGACTTGGCACGTAACTTGTGATTGCTGTGGCGAACTAATTCCCTATGTCTGGAAGCTTCCCGCAGTGAATGGCAAAGTGCCGCTAGGGGGTATGCGTTATGCTTCAAGTGAAGAGGTAATAAATGAGGAGGGCATGATTGATTGGGTGAAGCTTAGAGATTCAACCTATTACCAATGCCAGCTTTGTGGCGGGCGCATGGAGTGGAACGCAGCAGATCAAGACAGGCGCAATATGAGCGGTAAATACATTGTAATGAATGAAAATGGAGACCCTGATATTGAGTTTTTCCACTATAATGCGATGGTGCATGTGCCGTGGCCCGAGCTCGTTACCAAGTGGAAAGAGGCAACCATTGCGAGGTCCAGGGGTGACCTATCAAAGCTTGAGAACTTTGTCCGCAAGCAGTTGGCTGAAGCATGGAACGAATCGGATTACATGTCAGACGAAGTGCAAGAGAATGCTCGCGGTGGATATCTGCTTGGTGAGAAGTGGGAGACTGGTGGCGACGAACCAATTATATTCTTAACAACCGATGTTCAGAAGGATCACTACTATTGCGTGGTCAGGGCATGGGCAATCATCAACGGCAGCCTGCACTCTCGACTACTTGAGCGAGAGAAGGTGGTCAGCGTTGGACAGATTCAAGACCTTGCTGACAAGTGGCAGCTAGTGCAGAACGGCATACGCGGATCGCGTGTATTCCTCGACGGCAACTATAATACAGGACAAGTGCAGCGCATCGCAGCGGAGAATGGCTGGATGGTCTTTCGTGGCGATAAGGCTGCTGACTTCCGACATCCCGACGGCTTGCGGCGCATCTACTCAGACATGCAATACATTGACATTGGCGAGGGAACAAGCAACCCGCGCAGCAGGTATGTGGGCCAGATTAGATTCAGCAAGAATGCTGCACTCAACAGGCTCTCGCTCATTCGCTCAATCAAGCTCGAAGATGACTCGCATGTTTGGACGTATGCTGACAACGCCGGCTCAGTCTACGAGCGCCAGATTAACGCCTGGCACAAGATCAGCAAGACAGCGCCAGACGGCAGAAGATACTATGACTTTATCAACCGAGATTCAAAGGATGACCACTATGGCGACTGCGAGCAGCAGCAAATCGTTTGCGCAGCTATGGCTGGCTTGGTTGGCGTGGATGGCATGGAAGACGAGAACAACGAAGACGACGCATAAAAATCAGCATTGCAAAAATAATTACAATGTGTATTCTGAGCCAAGATGAATATTTCAAACGCAGCAGCAAACCTCACGCTTAATGCTACAGGCACGACAACGCGCCCAGGATACACTGGCACTGTGTCAATCAATTCAGGAACAAAAGCAAACTATTCAACATCTGATCAAGCTTATCAGACATATTTTCTACTTGCTGGCACATCAACAGCAGCCAGCCTGGCACTCACAACAGGTGACGCATCAGGTGATGCATGGACAGCAGCGGTGCAGCAAGTGGAGACAGCAACCGCAGCCGGCACAGTCACAGGCGCAGGCAATGGTAAGGCTACAATCACAGCGGCAGGATTAACAGGCTCGCCACTTGACATTACGTTTGCAGTCACTGATGAAGTGGCCGCAGATTGGGCTGCACTTGCACGCACAGCGATCGCAGCCAACACAGATGTCGCAGCTATGTTTGATGTCAGCGGAACATCCACATCAATCATCCTCACGCGCAAACCATTGGCAACTTACACAGTCGGCAGCGAGCAGTTGATCATGGCATATGCTAATGACGCAACGCTTAACATCGCGCTAGACAATGACACCAGCACAGGCATCACAACAGCCGCCACATCAGCCAATACCACCACAGCAGTCGAGGCAGATGGCGCATACATCTGGAATGATGACATTGACTTTGAGGGCATAGCACTTGCATCACCAAGCGCAGTTTACGCGTTGGCTATTGACCACACCACAGAGGACGCAGCAGGGCAGACAGTTGATTATACCATCGGCACAGAATACTCTGGCAGGATCACAGCAAGCACAACCCAATCATCTAACCTGATACTCAGCTACCCAGATGCCGCGTCTATACTTGACACGCTAAGTTTCACGGCAACGTCAGACACAGGGCTTGTGGTTGTCACAGTGATTGCAGAGGAATAATTCCAGCATTGACAAACCATTAAATTCAAGCTTTAAATAGTTTCCACAATATGCGTGCATTGCTCTTTACAATCTGGGTTCAATCAGACAAATCCGTAACAGCTACCCTGGCACTGCTTGAGCAGCTAACAGTAGCACAGCTTGAGACAGTCCAGCAAGGTGGTGCGCGTATGATTAACGCCAGCTTGAGTGGCAAGAGCTTCTCCTATGAGCTGCCGCCAAACTGGGGCGCGTTTGACTTCTCAGAGATGATCCGCTTGGCATATAAGCGCATCGCTCTAGGCGGTGCAAGCGGTGGTCAGATGACAGATGCAGAGCTGCAAACTTACGTGCTTGACGGCAACAATGAAGTGGTTGACACCATGACAGCAAGAATCTCTTACAACAACACAAGAATCTAGTATGGCAGTCTCACCACTTAAATCGACTTACGGCAGAGCAAGCGAGCGCGGCAATCACCAATACCGTGGCGGATCAAGCGAGTTCTACAGCGGCGGGCGTAACGATCAGCGCAGATTCAACACGCGCAACCTGTCGCAAGACATTGCCGACATGATGACCCAGCACCGTCATAAGATGATGCTCGGCGATTCAAGATATATTTACCAATCATTCAGCTCGATTGCAGGCGCGGTTAAGCAGAAAGCAAATTATGTTTATGGAGGCAGTTGGAGGCTTCAATCACTTAGCTCCGATGCCGACTTCGCACTTGCAGTCGAGGAAGATTTTAAAAAGCTAGACCAAGCATTCGACTTGCGCGGCTCCAACTTTGGATTCAGAAAGAACATCTGGCGCGGCAGCAAGCTGCTTGACGTTGATGGTGACTTCTTTGTGATTCTCACTGAGCAACCAGACACAGGTTTTCCCAAGCTTCAATTTCTAGAGGCTCACCGCGTTGGCGACTGGGGCGAGTGCCGTGATGGTTACGTCACAGACAATCCAGCATACAACGGGCGCAGAATACTCACAGGCGTTATCGTCAATGACTACATGGAGCCTGTGGCCTACAGAGTTAAAGACGGATCACGCAAAAAAGGTTTCCAAGACATCCCAGCAAACAGCATGGTTCACTTCACTGACATGGAGTGGTTCAGCCAGGGGCGCGGCCAGCCAACAATAGCAGCAGCTATCCTCGACTGGTATGATTTATCAGAGACACGCGACGCGCAGAAGATGAAGCAGAAAATCAACAGCATATTGACGCTGGTTGAGTCTACAGAGTCAGGCACGCGTGACATCGGACGCAATGCACTAGGCATGGGCGGCGGCGCAGATGCACCGGCAACCACATACATGGACAGCGGAATGATCCGCATCATCAAGAATGGTGGCAGCCTCAAGGCACACACGGCGAACGACCCTCCAGAAGGCTGGATGAAATTCACTCAACTTGTCGAGCAATCGGCATTCTACGCACTAGGCTGGCGACGCGAGATGCTCGACAGCTCCGCAGTCGGTGGTGCAGGTGTTCGCGGTTTCTCTGCCGACATTAACAAATCAATAGCAGCACGCCGCGAGACGCTAGAAAGCGGCTACAAGCGGTGCGCTCAATACATCATTGCCAAGCGTGCCAAGATGGGGGTCTACTCATTGCCAGAAGACTGGTGGAAAGTAGCATTTACCAAGCCAGCAGAATTTACCGTTGACGAGGGCAGAATGCGTAAAGCAGACCTTGAAGACCTCCGCGCTGGCATTATTACAGCCACAGACATCACCGAGCGCAGAGGCGACCATTACGATGATGTAATAGTGCAACGCGCTAAAGAACTCGCCATGCTTAAGAAGGTGGCAGAGGAATATGGCCACGAGCCTGGAGAGCTATCAATTCTTACAAAACCTGGCGACATATTGCCAGAAACGGAAAACACCAACCCAGAACAAACAGATGACCAAAACATGGTATAATATGACAGCAGCCGAGGACAACTCCTCCGCTGAAATCAGCATCTATGACGCCATTGGCGGTTATGATGTTAACGCGAAGCAATTCGT